ATAAATGTTTCTAGGTTGTTCATAATGTTATATTCTTCTTTTTACAAAATCAAATTTTACTACTTGTAACTGTGCATCTGTAAATTCAAATAATTCAAAAATAGTTGGATAAAAATCTTCGAAATATTCTGATTCAATAAACTTAACTCTTAATTCTTTGCTATCCTTAATAAATTTTAATAGCAATTTCTTTGAACCTTTTGTAATGTCTATTTTCATTGTGTTTGCAGTTTTTAGGATGCTGCACCCCTTGTTAATTATTTATTTTTATTTTTGATATATTCTAAAGTATGTCCATTCATATAATCAACTGCATCACTATAATTATCAAACCATCTCCAAGACCAACTACCATTTGTATTCATTCTATTCCAAATAAATCCATTTTCTTTATCTGAAAAATATTTAATAAATATTGAAAAATGAAACTCTTTTAATCTTTCAATAGGTTGTACTGATGTATGCAATGCCTTGTTTTGTTTGATACAAAATCTTAATTCTTCTCTAGTTAATTTTTGTGTGTTTTCTGTGTTCATTGTGTTTAGGTTTAATCGTTATTGATATATCAAAGATAAACCTTTTTTTAATATTGCAAAACTTTTCTTTAGTTTTTTCTATAAAACTTTTCTATATGCTATATAGATATTGTTTATAGGAAACTATACTTACCCGTTCCCATTCTTAGGGTGAAGTTCTGGTAGGCTAAAGAAAGAGCCATAACGCAATCGTCATGAAATCCAGAAGGAGCAGAGTATTTAACCCCATTAGCGGTAAACTGATATTCAAATATATCTAACTCGTTAACTATAACCCCGTCTGGGTAGCCTATGCTTTTTGTATGTATTGCGTTCTGAAGTCCGACCATTAACTGCTGCTTAGAGTTGCTAGTAAACTTTAAACCCTCTACCATTAATCCTGCTCTTTGTAATTCCTCAAATATAGGGTCTCCTACTCCAGTACTATCTAGCAAGATAGGTTTTCTAGGTAGCTTTAAGATAGCTTGTTTAGTTGTATGCCAGTCCTTTTGAAATCTGTCTAGGTAGCAAACATTACCTGCAGCATCTAGTCCGATTATAACACTCCAGTCATAACTTTTAGCTAAGTCTATTCCAAAGCATACTGGCTCTTGATTGCTTAGTGGTCTTATACAAGACTTGATATTTTCAGAGCCAAACGGATTAGCAGCGTTCTCCATTGGGTTAGCTAGATACTCCTGCTCAAATACTGGTGCAGGTAGCTGCCTTCTAGCCTCATCTATTTCTTTAGTATCTATATATGGATTGTCATAGGTTGTATATTTAAAAGACCGCCAACCATCCTCCTGCTTCATATAAAGGCTATAAAAAAAGTTCTTGCCTCTAGGGGTAGACAAGAACCATCCCCATCCTTTATAGTCCGTTAAGGTAGGTCTAATTGAGTTTAGCCACCCATCCTCTAGGTTAGGTATGAAAGAAGCCTCATCTATAATAACTCCATGAAATTTCCTACCTCTTAGGTTATCTAGCCTTTCACCTGTAAAGAACTCTACACTTCCTTTATTAGGGAACTGCATAGTTAAGTTACTCTGGTTATTTGGGAAAGGTAAAGCTGCTGCTAGTTTGTTAAAAAATACTTTAGCTAGTTTATAGGTTGGTGTTATGTATGCTATCTGCTCCCCGAAGGATGCAGTCTTAATCATTTTAATTTGTGATAGTTCACTTTTACCAAACCTCCTGCCACACATAAGAACGTTAAACCTTGCTTGACTTTCAAGGATAGCTTTCTGATTGATATGTGCATTAGGTACTTCAATTCTCATAGAATGGTTTTACCATCTACAAACACTATCTCTATTTTGTTATCTGTGTTTATATCCATCTGCTCTTTAGGTTTTCCATATACTCTAGTAAGTAAAGTTTCTATTGAGTATAGGCTGCCCTTCTCTAGGCTTTTCTTCATTGCATTAGCAACAGTCTTTTCTAGGATAGTAGCTTTAGGATTCTCAAATACTCCTTTTAGTTCCTCTAAGTCCATAGCCATCATGTTTTGGATAGTATCGTTTATTTCAGATAGCTTGTAGCCTTGTTCCTTTAGTAAGCTAACATACTTTCTAGGTCTGCCGTTAGGGTTACCAGATACTCCTGCCTCAAATTTAACACCATCATTAGGGAAAGCCATTGTCTGTTATTTGTCTGTTTTAAAGTAAGGTTTACCATTTCTTTTGATTTCTAAACTTGGGTCTAGTTTAATCATTCTGTCTACTATTACTTGGCAGTATTTAGGGTCTAGTTCCATACCATAGCATTTTCTTTTTAGCTGGTGTGCTGCTACCATTGTTGAACCAGAACCGCTAAATAAATCTGCTACTATATTTGCATCATGATTTCCTATTGCTCTTAATGGAACGCTTATTGGTTTTTGTGTTGGGTGCAATTTATTATCTCTTTCTTTTTCTATTTCCCATGTTGTGTTCTCTGTAGTAGAGCCAATAAAATTAGTTTTTTGTCCTATTTTACAATATACAAATGGTTCATATCTATTTTTATAATGGCTATTCATATCAGCATATCCAGTATTAATTTTAATCCAAGCTAATACCGCCATTATATCTATATTGTTTTCCTTTAGTGGTTTAAATAGTTCATAAGAATTTCTTGTTGCATAAAAAATATATAATGCTCCATTATCTATAACCAATGGAAGTAAAGATATAAAATCAGAATATATATCTATCTCATCATTTTTAAGCATTTCTCTTTTATGATTGGTATTAATCTTATTACCATGTATTACACCTCCTACATAACTTACCCCGTATGGTGGGTCTGTAAATACCATGTTAGCCTTTTCATTGTTCATTAACTTATTTATGTCATCTGGATTAGTGCTGCTTCCACAAAGCAACCTATGCTCACCAATCTCAAATAAATCCCCTAAAACTATATCTGTTTTTAACTCCTCTGGTATTTCGTAATCATCCTCTACTGCTTCTATTTCCTCTTCCTTGAAGTATGGTATATCTAAACCCCATTCGTTTAGTTTTTGCGTGTCCCATTCGTTAGCTATTAATTCCCAATCCCATTCTCCATATCCTACATTATCTTTAATGATAAACTCTCTTTGTTGCTCCTCTGATAAATCTTCTGCTTTTATTATTGGTATTTCTGTTAATCCTGCTTCCTTACAAGCCTTTAATCTCATGTTGCCGCCTAGAACTATCATATCTTTATTTACTACAATAGGTCTAATATCTAGCATCTGTGGAAAGTCCTTAATACTCTGGACTAACTTTTTAAACTTATCGTCTTTAACTAGTCTAGGGTTATTAGGGTTAGGCTTAATATCTTTAATTGATACTTTCATCATAAAAAATCGTATAGTTGTTTGTTTCAGTATATAGCTTGTTATAATATTCCCAGATTGCTCCTGCCTTGTTTAATCCTTCATCCTTCATCTTTCTATAATCGGTCTGTTCTCCTACGTCATGACCTATATGAGAACTTTGTAAACCCTTTATATAGTAACTTTTAAATCCTAGTTGAGTTAGTCTTAGTCCGTAATCGCTATCCTGCATTCCGTATGGGTCATAGGCTTCGTTAAAATAACCTACTGTATCTATAGCTTTTCTAGGTATAATAACATTTCCGAATGTTGCCCAAGTAGGATGAACTTCTATTCCGTTTATTACTTCTGTCTTAGGTAGAGTTTCTACACAATAGATTCCACACATCCCCGTTTCTGGTATTGCTTGAATATGTTCTACCGCCATTAGCAACCAGTTGTTAGGCATTACTATATCATTTCCACAAAAAGCAACAATGTCATAGTCTTTGGTTTTTCTTATCCCTTCATTTAATGCTGCAGCTATTCCTTTTTTATCTATAGTAAACATATCGTAAGGATAGTTCCCTAATGGAAAACTAGCTACCGCTTGTGCAGTATGCTCGTGTCTAAGATAATCTAGTAGGACTATTGCTGCCTTCATTACTTCCTATGTATTTAGCTGGATTACCAGCGTATTTAGAATAAGGTTTAGTTATTAGTTTTCTAGTTATCACCGACCCCATACCTATCATGCAGCCTTCTGCTATTGTTTGTCTTTGGTGAACTACTGCATTTAGTCCTATATTTACTTTTTCCATTATGTAGGTATGACCTCCAATTTTTGCACCGCAACTTATTATAACATCATCCCATATATGGCAATCATGTCCGATATGAACACCCTTCATAAAGAAATTCCTATTACCTATATAGGTTATATTCTCCATCCCACCGTCTATAGTAACCATTCCAGTTATAACGTTGTTATCCCCTATTACTACTATGTCGTTAGTCTTGCCCCAGTTTGTTTTATGTTCTGCAGGTGCTCCTATTATGCAATATGCACCAATATAGTTGCCATATCCTAGTACTACGTTAGGATAAATAATAGCCGTAGGATGTATATAGTTAATAAAACTTTCCATAGTTATACATAAAATCTTGGTGCTTCTCTTTTAGGAAATCTATATAATCTTTCTTGTCACCATATTTTAAATGACATTCCCTGCAAACTAACATTAAGTTTTCTATTGTGTCTTTCTCTTTACTGCCACCCATACCTCTGCAATCTATATGGTGAACATCTACTCCACGTTTACCGCAAACTTCACAACTGCAAAAATCTTCTTTGCCGTATCCAAAGTAGTCCATATAAATCTTAGTGTGCTTTCTCATAGTGAGCCGTCTTGTAATGGTATACCTTCTTTATCGTCAACCCTTCTGTACTTTTCGTGCCAGAGTGTATTGCACAAAGTTACACTTTTTTTAACTATTTCTTCTTCTTCAGCTTCGGGCAGAAGTAGGTGCAGACACTCATGTAGAAGTATCTCTAAATGCTTTTTCCCTTTTAAGGATTTATCTAACTCAATCACTCCGACTGAATCAGCAAAACCCCATACTCGGTCTTTACGCAAGTCCTTATATTTTACTTTAATTCTCACTTTTTAAAATTGCTTCATCTGGTCTATCAATTTCTGCAATCTCTACTTTTACATTCCTTCTAACTTGAGCAAGTGCCTTCCTATAAATCTTTTCTTTGATATACAAATCCTGCAACTTATTTAAAAGAAAAACTTCTTGTTCTTGTATATTCATTTTATTGAATTTCTTTGGTATCATTTTGTAGAAATTAGTAAGTGTCTTTTTTGTTTTATGTTAGCTGCTCCTAGTCTTTTCCTAGAACTTGCTCCACAATTACTACATCTCATTAACTCATAAACATTTGCAGTGGTGTTATAATTCTTACCCATAACTTCTAGGTCATTGCTTCCGCAATTCGGACATCTGTGCTCTTTCTCGTCTAGGATAAATAACCCCATGTTCGGATGTGGTTTTATCCATGCTCTTATCAGTAAGTATGTTTCCTCTAAGATACGAACATCCTGCACATTGTAAGCCTCCATTTCAGACAATGCATTTGCATTACCTTTCATGCACCTTTCCCACAATTCAAAGTTAGTTTCTTTTTTTCGTTCTAGGTTTAAAAGTTTGTTTACATAGTCTAGCTTGTTGCTAGTAAACCCGAACTGCCTTCTAATATGTTTTAGAGTATCTATTTGTTGATAAGGTAATGGTGGATTCAATCCGTTTATTATAAACCTAGAGTTAAGTTTAGGCATATCAAACTTTTCCCCGTTATGGGCTATAACTATGTCAGCCTCATTCACTAGCCTCCAAATTCCTTCTATGATTCGTTTATCGTTTTGCTCTAGGACTTCTTTAGGTTTTAGCTTAGCTGAATATACTTTATCTTCAAATAACCACTTAGCTGCCCAAGTCAAACAAAACCAATCCGATTGTATTTGATGCGTTCCTACGTTTTGATTCCAGATACCCCAAACATAAGCAGAAATCGGAGCAGTTTCTATATCTAGGATAAGGACTTTAGCACTAGTATTAATTTTCTCCATAGTTGAATTTCTAGTGTCAAAAGTTAGTGGTTTCTGATAAGTTTTATCTGCTAGTTTTTTTCTAGATTTATTACCATTAGAACCTCTATAATAGTTTATAGCCTTACGAATGTTTTCTAGATTAGAAATCTTATGCTCTGCAAATATTTTTTTTGCTAGAGTATAATTTTTTAAATCTGGATAGGTCGTTAAATATTCTTTAACTAGTTTTCCTATTTTCATATTAGAACGTATCCGTTCTTGTCTACCTTACCTTTATTATGTAAATCTAGCAACTGTCTAACTGAATATCCGAATGTCTTTTGAAAATGTGGAGCATCATAAAACTTCCAGTCACCGCCCCATTCCCATCCGTATTGTTTAAATATATTAACTATTTCCATCCAGTCTGCTCTTCCGTCTTTATCAAAGTCGCCTCTTACATCCCATACTGCACTTTCAAAAGTTCCATTTTTATCTTTATCTAAAACTAAAACTATGTCTAAAGCTAGTCCATAGTTATGATATGATTGCCCACCTCTAGCGTTAGTAACCTTTGAACCTTTAGTAGTTCTACCTTGTGCAAATAATTTATCCTGCTCTGCAAAAGTTCTTAAGGTTGCAGTAAATCTGCACATGACATGATTTCCTAATGCTTTTACAATCTCGTCATAAATAGCTAAAGCCTCATCCCTTAATTTGGGATGAAGCAGTGCTATTCGTTCTATTGTGATTTTATCACTTGGCATCTTTCGCAAAGATTCCGACTAAAAGAATTCCTAGACCTTCTAAGGCTCTTTCCCAGTTTTGTGATACAAGTCCTTCAATTAAAATTGGAAGACCTGCAATAGCACCGAAAATAGTTGTCTTTAGATTCTGAAAGTACTCTTTCATATTTTTGATTTTTGGTTAAATAATTTATGTACGATTCTTTCAACTCCCTTTAAACCCATGAAGCCTAATAAAAAGGCTACAGAAAATTGGTGGTT